AGCAGCGCTAAGATCAAGTGATCATAGCTTTTGACTACGGTCGACACCTTCTGTGAAGAAGGGTGATTGAGTAAAAGTCCGATCCGCCGGTAATTTGCGTAAACAGCTTAAGAGATGAGTGTGAATCGGTTTCAGAATAACTTGGGAGTAATAGTCCAACATGGCTATCACCCTCATTTTTAATTCTGCATCTTTAATAATAGATAACTTACCACTATGTCTTGTTTTAATTAATGATTTGCTTTTAAGCATATCATAGTTATCTCAAGCAAAGCGGTATGAAGAAAGGATTGAATCCTCATCTTCAACTAAGTTAATCATACTATTTAAAAGATTATAACCGACACCCAGGATTGCACTATACGTACTAAATATAGCTCTTCCAAAAGGAGAACTCTTAGTACTTACATAACAAGTTTCTTTAAAGTTAATTGAAAAATTCTTTTTAACAAAGAATTTACAAAAATCTCTTATGAATCATGTCGGTATAGTGTATCCAGTTCCATTAGAGGGTTCATCGATGGTAGAGAAATTAATCTCTATCTTGCTCTCTTCCTCCTTGGTAGGTATAATGGCTCTTGTAAAACATACAAGTGTCATAATAGCCTTCAATTCGGAAATAGTAGCATTATCGATGATCTTCTTCAAAGGAAGAAATCTCTTAGGGAACCCACCTACAGTACCAATATATCATGAATTATGATAAATTGGTTTCCCACATAAGTATCGAGTAATTAATAGTCTAATGTTCTTGAAATATGCAACTGCATATCCAATACCATTAAGACGTCTTAATTTATCGAAATATAATATGTAGGAATACAATAAACCTTTGTGAGGAAACAAGAATAAGTCTGAAAAGACTAGTTTTATTATTTTAACAATAATAAAATATTGTTTCATTACAAAGAACTGTTGGTGCTACCTATAGCTGTCTTAATCAAGTTAGCGACTTCCCACAACCTATTGCTATATGTAATAGATACATATAGTGTTTATTATAATAGGAATAGGCATCGAAGTTAATAAAACAACTACGATAGTCGGGAACAAGGATTTGACTCCTCATTCGCCTAATCGCAGAAAGGCTGTAACTGCTTGAGTAATCCCTTTATGCAAGGGGCCCAAGTGAATCTAAGACAACGAAACTGAATTCGTTTTTATCTCGTACTACTATAACTTAGTAGTAGGGCCTTAGCGCCCGCACTATCC